CTATCGCATCAACTGCTTCTTTAATCGTTTCTTCTGCTTGAAGCGGAGAATCAACACCTTTACCATAAGGAATGGTAAAATATTTATCTAATTGTTTGTTATAATATAGAGCTACTCGTGTTTTATTTGGATATAAACGAATAGCCTTGCGTTTTAACATCAAAACAAAAGGCGGATCTTCTTCTATATCTGTTGTAACCTCTACAAGTTCAAAATCTTCTTTAATATTTTCATCTTTGCCGTAAGCCACATCACCAATTTTAATACGATGAGCTCTTACTTTACGACCAGAAGGAGATACTTTAATGTCGGCAGTATCTAAAATACCTTCTTCTAGTTCTTCTTTTACCGCTTGTCTAGCACGCATGAAAATTTGTTTATTATTACTAATTAAATCTGCCATGCGATTAAACAAGTTACGCATAATTTCTCTATCAGCATTATTGAACTGTGGACGCTCTTCAGTCATCTTGTCCATAATGCGATGGATTCGTGCTAACTGTGCCTTATTGGCCAGACCAGCACGAACAAGCATGTCGAACTGTTTATAGTCCGACTTTTCTTCCTCTACAAGGTTTTTGAAATCTTGTAAATTTTTCATTCTTCTTCTACTGGTGTATCCGCTGTGTCTTGAACTTCAACATCTAAATTTTCTTCACCACTATACAATGATTGTGCTAATTCAATTTTTTTGGTATCTAATGCCTCAAAGGCTCTAGATGCTAAAAGGTCGTTCAATAATTCTTTAGCACCAACTGCATCACCAGTAGCCACTTGATTAATAAAATTTTGTGTGTCCATATTATTCTCCGTTTATCGCCTATTTAGTAGAGATGAATACTTCTCTACCTCAGCATCCAACATTGGTGTCATAGATTCAGAGGCACCATTCTCTTGTGTATTATCTTCAGGTGGATATTCTTCAGCATTTACTTGCTCTTGTTCCATGCCAGGCTGCTGAAGTGGTTGGCCAACACCTTGTTCAGATTCTTTGGCCATTTCTTTTTCCATTGCTTCTACATCTTCATCCGTTTGTTGTAGAATATTCTTTTTAACCCATTTAGCAGAGAAGTATCTGCCCATATATGGATCAACAGTTGCTAACAACTGAACTCGTGATGTAAGTAATTCTGTATCTCTTAGCTCCGTGAAGTTATTATCCTTCATGTAGTCATAATAGATATCTTCTCTAAATTGGCGCCATTCATCTTGTGAACAAATGCCCTTTAGAACTAATTGTTTTTCTAACGCATGGTCAAATATCTGAGAAAACTTATTACGCAATCTGGTAATAAATTTCATAAACTTAACTTCGTCACGGGTTACTTCAGTTGTGCGACCAAGACCAATCATGCCACCTTGTTGTGGTTCTAAACGAGAAACTGGAACATTCAATGACTGTAAAAGCTTCTGACGAAAGTATTTTACATCCTCTAGTTCACCAAGGTTTTGGCCTGCAGGCAATGTGGTAATCTCTGTGCCTTTACCACCTTCACGGCGTGGCAGCCAAAAATCTTCAAGCATTGACATGTGCTTGCGGTCATCACGCAACTCACCAGTATTGGCATCATAAACCATCTTGTTACGATACTTAACCATAATATCTTTTAAATATTGTTCGGCTTTACCTCTTGGTAAATTACCTACATCAATATAAAATATACGGCGTTCTGGTGCTCGTGATATACGATAGATAACTACCGCATCCTCAATCATGCGTAATTGATTTAATGGTTTGATGGCTTTGTGTAGATAAGAAATAACAAATGTATTCTTAGCATCCATTAAACCAGAGTTTACATTAATTATGGCGTCAGCCGCAATTCTTAGACCTGCATTAATTGAAGCACCATATGATTGTGCAGCTGTACCTCGGTCAGAGTAAACATAATATTCGGCAATAGAGGCAATAATATCAGCACCAGTTTTTGGGTCTTTGCCTTTTTTAACTTCACGCACCTTACGAATCTTGCGTGGGTCAATGTATCTTAGCTCTTGTATGCCTGCTTTTGGATCTTTTTCGTTAACCACGACATGATAGTAAATGCGACCATCAATATACCAACGCTTAAATAGGTCATCAGAAAGATTACCAAAGTTAAGCATTTTGAGAATATTTTGAAATTCTTCGTGAATTTTCTTTTTGACGGTTTCAGGTTGCTTTAACTTATCTGTTATAATATCAACAGTTCTTCCTGTAACATCATGGGTGATTGCTTCATTGACAATATCATCAATGGCCATTTCCAATTCAGGATGATTGGCCATTTCACGATACCGAGTGATGAGTTCTAATTCATTACGAACAGAACCTTCTAAGTCAACATATGTGCCATAGTAGGCATTCTGTGTAATTGTGACGGCACCATCATCAAGTGCCTCTGTTGGCAAAGCAAAAGATTGTTGAGCAGGATCCTGCTTCTGAACAATGTCTTTTGAGCCAAGTGTGAAACCAAATAGTTTTATTGCCATTAATATATCATCCTAAAAAGAAAGAAAGGCCGAAGCCTTCCTTTTACACTACACCGTATTCTAAGGCTTCCCACCATTGGAATGCTAAAGTTACCGTAAATTCCTCAATTGTATCATTTGAACCCCAATCAACATCAATTGGTGTCAAATCGGTTGGAAATAAGCCTATGAATTTATATTTCTTCAATGTGTTACCATTTTTACCAAATTGTGTGACATCGCCATCAACTGAATAACCAAGTGGCGCTAACGCAGCTGGATTACGAACATTCAAATTATGCGAATTGATGCCTGCCATCCAACGCTCAAAGGCGTTACGAATGACAAAATCTTCATCGTTAATAATTGTAATTGTCCAATCAGTAAAGGTACGATTACCTACAAATTTTAATTCACGACCAAAGTATTGAACAGGTACGACACCAAGCGTAGAGCCTGGTATCTGTGCTGTTTTACACATATAAGTTAATTTTGTTTGAGCATTTCCTGGTGCAGAGAACACAGGAAATGGCATAGAAACTTCAAATAGATTTGGACGGGCTCCGTCCCCAATCATTTGACTTCTAAATTCGTTTACATTGAATGCCATTTATTTTCTCCCGTTTCTCTATTTAGAACTGTCCTACAACTTCATCAAACGAAACACCTGTGCGAACAGCAACAAAGTTAAGTTGAATAAAGTTGATAGAACGAGCAGGTTTAATGTAAATATCACCAATAAATTCATTGCGGTCAATGACTTCACCTGTATTGTTTGTTTCATCACAAACAACACGGAAGTCAGTAATACCACGGCGACCTTGGACATCACGCAAGAACGGTTCTACAAGTGCTACAAACTGTGCTCTTGTGAACTGGTCATTGAACTCAAACAGCGAGAACCTTGCAGCCCGAGCAATTGATTTTTCTAACACAACAAACAGTCGGCGAACATTGATGCGGTCAAACGCAGATGGTTTGCTTAACATTGTCTTATCACCAAACAATACTGTGCCTTCACCTTGGAATGAAACGACAGGATTAATGCCTTTTACATAGAGGTCATCACGGTTTGTTTTTGTTGGGTTGTATGCGAGCTTAATTACATTTTTAATAATACCACGATTGAGACCGCCTGGTGAATACCATGGATCACGCTCTAGGTCTGTTCTTGCACATAGACCAGCAATGTCACCATTCAATGGAACATAGCGGTATGTGTCGTTATATTTGTCGTATTGATATTTCCAACCAGAATCCATAACTGCAAAAGAGGTTGAGGTTAAAGAATCACGATAGGCAAGAGAGTCAGTAACTTCATTACCTGGATTATTTACTACATCGGCTCTTTCTGGTGATAAAAATACTAAACAATCTTTACGAACTTCAGCAATATTGCTGATTAAGCTTGTAGCAATTGCCTGATTAGCAGGACCAGAAATAATTAGTGAAATATCAACTGAGTCAGCATTTGCGAACTGAGAGTAAGCACTAACCACATTGGCGGTCGTAATCGTACCATCTGCACCACCACTCATGGAAGCACGAAATGGTACACGAATTTCATTGAATGTTACGCCTTGTGCGTTGCTACCCCAATTGGTTGCACCTGGTTGATGGCCTGTCCACCAAACATATTCAGATTGTTGATTTAATACATTTGGATAATAGATTGAGCTTCCACTAGAATCTTTAGCATCGGCTGCCTTAGATACAAATGCCCATTTTTCTACAACATTATTTGCAGTACCTGTAAAGTTACCATCTTCATCAATTACAATGATATGAATTTCATCATTTGCACCAGATTTAGATGTAGCATAATCAGAAGTGCCTGGAGCAACTTTGAATTGGTCAGCATATTGCCATTTACGAAGAACTGCTGTACCAACAACAACTGTTCCTACAGCAGTAGCTGTAATAATTGCTGTTGCGTTAACAGAGGCAACACGAACAAAACTAGAACCACCATCAACAGAAATTAAATCGCCAGCAATTAAGTTTGCTGCTGCATTTGCTGTGCCGTTAACATTAATGGTCGTGTCACCAGATGTGACCGCATTAGCTCTTAAAGAATCGGTAACAGTTAGATTAGAAGAAAATGCCTGTGAACTTGGACACATTGAAATACGCAACGAATTACCAAGAGCACCAGGACATTTTGCGACCATTGGGCCGTTTGTTGTGTTTGCTGTTGCGTGGTTTCCTAAGTAGTCATCTTCATTTTGAATTAAAATTGCACCATTTGTATTAGCAGATGCGTTTAATGTAGAATAAGCGGTATTGGCAGCACGAACAATTTTAAGATTATTTGTGTATGCTAGAAAGTTTGCGGCTGAGAACCAGTATTCATAGTTTGTAGAGTCCGGATTGCCAAATCTACTAGCAAGACGAACTTCATCGGATATAGTAATTACTTCATTAGTTGGTCCCCACGCAAAAGGTCCAGCAAATGCGCCAATGGAAGTGGCGACTGATGGGACAATTGTAGTCAGGTCAACTTCTGATACATTTACCCCTGCGGATAATTGAAATGCCATGGATTTCTCCTTTTGTTTATTGGGTCAATTTCTATTTATTATCTATTTAGTTTTTTACAAAGTTGAAGAAAGATACCCTTTTTCTGTCCAAACATCACCTGAATCTACCAAAACTTCTTCTCTCCGACCATCATCTATGAAACCTACGGGCACTAAATCTTCTTCGGCCAACATGTTTTGTTCTTGTAATAGAACCCTTCGTATGTCTATGTTTGTAGCATCTCTAAAATAGGACTGTGCGCTTAGCCAAGCAAAGAGCACCAGCCCCATCACCAAATCGTCATTATTGCCTTCTTCCGCAGAGTAGCTATCACGAACACGAACAAAGGTATTCATCTCTGCAATGGTATCAAAGTCATTAATAATTAACTTATCAGATTCTATAAGTGTTTTTAGATTGGCACAACCAATCTTTTTAACTGTTTTGGTGGTTTTAATACCAAAACTTGTAGCCCTCTTAAAGCCACCAGAGATTGTTTGGCCTTTAATGTGATGGTGGTCAATTTTGTAAACATTCTCATACTCTAAATCATAGTGTAGAATGTCTACCACTTGTTGGCCAATATTGTTTGTTTCAACTAAGATAAAGGCTTCATTGTATCTTCTACACAAACTATAAATGATAGTTGGAAAGAATAACAAAGGTAACTTGTTGCTTCTGTATTTAGCGACTTGCCTATACGGTACCTGTGAAACATC